GAGCTGGGCGTCTACATCGGCCAGGGAACGTGCTGCCTGGCGGCAGGATCGTTGCTCGGCGGCGGCGCGCACGTCTACGGCATTGACCTCTGGGGGCTGAGGCCGACCGGGCAGGAACCGAAGTACGACGATCCGGCGAACCAGCAGACGGCCCAGTCGGCGCTCGAGCGGCTCGGGCTCCTCCAGTACGCGACCCTCGTCCGGGCCGACACCCAGGAGGCCGTCAAGAACTGGAGCCGGCCCATCGGCCTGCTGGTGATCGACGCGGGCCACGAGAAGCCGGAGGTGCTGATTGACTACCTGCACTGGGCGCCTTTCGTCGCGCCCGGCGGCTGGCTGCTCATGCACGATGCGCGGAACGGCGGCTGGCCGGGCGTGGATGAGGTGATCACCCAGGTGATCGGGCCTAGCCTCCTTTGGGAAGCGGAAGAGTTCGTGGAGCCTTTCAGCCAATGGTTCAGGAAACGACGATAGCGGCGAGAGCCGACCTGAATATGCTGAGCCCGGTCCTGCGCCGGCTGCTCGCCACCATCCCCGGCGAGATCAGCGAACGGGAGGGCCGAGGGCTCGCCTGGCTGGCCGCGCAGGTGCCGCCCGGGCGTTGCATCGTCGAGATCGGTACCTACCGCGGCCGGTCCGCGTGCCACCTAGCGGAGGGGGCGCGGTGGGCCGCGGGTGCCGCGCCGCCCGCCCTGGTCTTTTCGGTTGACCTCTGGCAGGAAGCCCCCTGGGAGCAGTACGCCGACCCGGCGAACCGGCAGGCATTCGACGACGCGATCATGGCCTTCGCCCTCGGCGAATGCGTGGTCGCGTTGCAGGGGCAGTCCGCCATAATCGGGCCGGGCTGGTCGGGGCCGCCAGTCGGGTTGCTGTTCCTCGACGGCGACCATACCTTCGAGGCCGTGGCTGCAGACTATCGGGCTTGGCAGATCCACATCGCGTCTGGCGGCTTCCTTGCCCTCCACGACGCGGTTGACCCGGACTGGGGCGTGAGGCGGGCGATAGAGGAAATCATCCTGCCGACCGGCCTGTGGGAACCGGGGCCATTCATCTCCGGCGACCTGGCGGTGCTGGTGCGGAGGGTCGACCCGTGATCATCCTCGGCCACATGTACCATCTCGGCTGGGGCTGGGGCGGCGGCGTGGTGACGATGGTGTTGCTCCTGGACGAACTCCGCCGGCGCGGCCACGAGGCGCGGCTGATGCTCCAGCGGGGCAAGTGGTCCCATGACGCATTCGGCGGCCGGCCGATCGCGATGGACAGGAACTACTCCCAGCCGCTCCCTCGGGCGAAGGTCCGCGCCTACATGGAGGCCGATCTCATCATCACCCAGGGCGAGGCGACGGGCGAGGCGATGCGGCTGGCGCACCAGTACGGCCGGCCCCTCGCGCACCTGATCCATGACGAGGGGCAACTTCGGAAACACGGGGCGAAGCGGCGCGATGTGGCCCTGGCGATCTACAACTCGCGGTGGACGCTGGAGGCCGCGCTCCGGGAGGGCCGGGAAGAAAGCGCCATCGTAGTCAACCCGCTCGTCTTCCCGGATGCGTTCGCGACCGAGCGAGGCGACGCGATCTGCCTCGTGAACACTTCGCTGCCGAAAGGCGGCCAACTCTTCTGGGCGCTGGCGGCGCGGATGCCGGAGCGGCGCTTCCTCGCGGTCCGCGGCGGTTGGGGCGCGCAGATCATCCATGCCTTGCCGAACGTGGCCGTCATGGATCACCAGTTCGATCCGCGGGCGATCTACCAGCACTGCCGGATCATGCTGATGCCGAGCCAAGACCTCGGGACGCCCGGGCCCAACCCCGACTGGACGGAGAGCTGGGGCCGGGTCGCAATCGAGGCGGCGGCGAGCGGGATCCCGACCATCGCCCATCCGACGCCCGGGCTGGTCGAATCGCTGGGCGACGCCGGAATCTATGCCGACCGCAATGACGTGGAGGCGTGGGTCAAGATGATCGAGGCGCTTGATGACCCCGAGCGCTACGCGGAGGCCTGCGCGGCCGCGCTGGCGCGGTCGGCGGAGCTGGAGCGGATGCAATCGGCGCAACTCGACGAACTGGTAGCGGCACTGGCCGAGGTCGCCGCGGTCAGCCGCCCGGCGGTTGACTGGCATGGGGCCGTGAGGGAGGGCAGAGCAATGAAGGTGGAGGCACTCAGGCCGTTCCTGTATCAGCGCGCGGTCCGGCGCCGGGAACAGGTCTTCGACGTTCCGGCGGCGCGGGCGCGGGAGCTGACCGAGGCCGGTCTGGTCCGAATCGCGGAGGGAGGTGGTGCCCCGATGATCCGGCCGGAGGAGACGCAGCAACTTCCCCCGCCGCTTGAGAGGAAGGCCCCAAAAGAGCGGACCAGCGGCGTGGTGGTTACCTACGCGTGCGCGCACTGCCGCGCCTCGGGGTTCGCAAGCCGCGACGCGCTGCGCGATCACGCCGCCACTGAGCATGGGGCGGCCGTCAGGCAAATGGCGACCGCGGGGCTGTCGAGGGAGTAACAGGGAACCGGATGGCTCACGTCCTGGACACGAAATATCGTTGGCCCACGACCGCCAATACGACGGTCAACGGCACGACGATCACATTCAACTATACCTGCGGCGCCGGCACGACGGTGCTGGTGCTCTGCTTCATCTACGCGAACGGCACCCGCAGCGGCGCGCCCACCTACAACGGGGTCCCTCTCACCCAGGCAGACATCACCCGGTACGCCGCCAGCAGCCCCGAGGCCAGGGCCGAACTCTGGTATCTGCTGGCTCCGCCCACGGGCTCCTCGCTCCAGTTCTCCATCGCCAATGCCAACGGCCTGGCGATGGCGTTCCACGTGTCGAGCTACAAGGCGGCGGCCGGAAGGGCCTCCGCGCTCGACGTGACTAACGGCGCGACCGGCACGAGCACCAACCCGACCGCCAGCGTTACCACGACGGTAGATGGTGATGTGCTTGTCTCGGTGGTAGCATCCGGACTCAACTCTTGGGCCCCCTCGCCACAAGATGGGACCGTGATCTACAACGACGATAACGGGACCTGGGGTGGCGGCTCTCAGTATTACCTGCAGGCCACGCTCGGCACGAAGGCGATGGGCTGGACGGCCGCCACCGAGGATTGGGGCCTCTGCGTCGCCTCGTTCAAGGAAGTCTCCGTCACGTACAACGAGACCGGCCGCAGCCAGGCCATCACCATGGGGCAATCCCGCTCCGACCTGGTGGTGGCCTCCGAGGTTGGGCGGGCGCAGAACGTATCGCTGCCGCAATCCCAGTCTGACGTTGCTATCTTCCCGGAGACCAACCGGGCGCAGGCCATCAGCGCCGCGCTCAGCCGCGCCGATGCTGTGATCGCTAACGAGGCCGACCGGCAGCAGGCCCTCAACATCACGCAGCCCATGCAGGACATCCTCACCGCCATCGAGACTGGCCGCGCTCAGGCCTTCATAATCCAGCAGGACGAGCAGGATGTCTACTACCCCGGTTGGACGCTCTACGATGAGACCAGCAGGCCGCAGGCCATCAGCGTGGCGCAGGCCATTGCCGAAGTCGCGACGGCGGCCGAGGGCTCCCGCTCCCAGGCGATCATCCTAGCGCAGGTCGGCGCAGATACTCTGCTCGCCTCCGAGTCTGGCGTCCAGGCGCTCCTGGTGTCGCAGCAGGGGGCTGATCGCCAAGCATATGCCGAGGTGGCGCGGCTGCAGGCGGTCACGCTTCTCCAGGCCGGGGCCGGCGGCCTGATCGCGTATGAGTTGGGGCGGACCCAACCGTTCGACCTCGTGCAGGGGCAGGCCGACGCGCACATGGCAGCGGAGATCCGCACCCAGGCCTTTGTGATCGCCCAGATAGGGGCCGACGCGCAGACCGCCGCCGAAACGCGAGGGCAGTCACTCCTGGTCGCCCAGGCCGGGGCAGACGTACTCACCGCCCTCGAGATGGGCAGCCAGCCGGTCCTGATCGTGCTGGAGGAGAGCGATGTCTACCTGCCCGCGGGCGCGCCCGCGTTCTATGACGAGACGGGGAAGGCGCAGACCCTCCTGATGACGCAGGCGGCCCTGGATTCAGCGAGACTTATTGAGGCAGGAGCCCAGGCCATCGCGGTCGGGCACATCGGCGCGGACTCGCTCATCGCATCGGAGACGGGCCGAGCGATCCTGCTCCTCGTCGGCCAGGGGGCGACGGATATCCAGGGCGCGTTCGAAGAGGGCCGGGTGCAGGCGATCCTGATAAGCCAGGCCGAAGCCGATAGCCTCATCGGCACTGGTGGGGCGATAGTGCTGTGCCGGCGCCGGCGCCGGCGCCGGGACCTAATCTAACGAACGGAGACACCAATGGAAACTCGCAGGAGAATCTGGACCCCGGACCGCCCGAAGTTGGAAGTGCCCCTGCCGATCCTGATGCGCGCGACCTTGCGGCATTGGGACAAGGATGGGCGGTTGCTCTGGCAGGCAAGGGACTTGGAGAACATCCTGCACGACACCGGGGCGGAGTACCTCCTCAGTGCTTGCTTCGCGACTGCCTTCGCGAACTTCGGCGCGCCCCCCGCCAACGTCTACCTCGGCCTGGATAACCGTACCACGCCGGGCCAGACGGATACCCTCGCATCCCTGTCTGGGGAGAACGCACTGGGGAGCTATGGCTACTCGCGGTTGGCCCTCATCACCGGCGGGACTGGCGCGGGCGGCCAGGACTTCGTGCTCGCCAAGGCCACCTACTGGGCGGCCACGAGCAAGACAGTGGAATGGACGTGCGCCACCCAGGCATGGACCGCGGTCAAGCAACTCTTCCTGGCGACGGACCCGACGGCGGTCGCCGATGCGTCCGGCAAGCACCTGATCTGCACCGTTGCCCTCCAGGGCACGCGCACGCTGCTAGTCGGCGACAAGCTCGACGCGTCGATCATCCTCACTCCGAGCGGAGGATAGATGCCCGGCCCTATCCCGCAATACAACACGACCGAGGTGCTGCCGTTCAAGATGGTACTCGCGGCCGATTCCGTGACGCCCGTCCTCGGCCTGGTCGCAGGCCTTGATCTCTTCGTCACCATCAGCAAGAACGGCGCGGCATTCGCCGCGCCGGCCGGGACGGTGAACGAGGTCGGCGAGGGCTGGTATGCGATCGCACCCAACGCGGTGGATGCGAACACCGCAGGGCCGCTGGTTCTGAATGCGGTTGGGGCTGCCTCCGACCCGGCCGATGCGATCTTCGATGTGGAGGCCCGGGCGGCTCCGGGCGTCCCCGTCGCGCCCGTTCCGGCGGCGGGGCCGGTCGGCGTGCGCCTCAGCCTCGACCTCCCCTCGACCAAGGCCTACCTCCGCGTGGACTTCGACACCGACGACGACCTGATCTCGACGCTGATCAACGCCGCCAAGCAGGCCGCGGACGACTTCCTTCAGAACCCGTTCCTGGAGCGGCGCACTGTGGTGCGCCTCAATGCAGTGACGGCCGGCGATTCGGTGGCGGTAGATGGGATCGCCTTCCGCGCTTCGGCCAGTCCCCCGGCCGACGCGGACCGCACCCAGGAGGATACATACCAGGACTACCGACTCGGGGCGACCGATGCTGACACGGCCACGAACCTGGCGGCCATCATCAATGACCCGAGTTGGGGCTGCCCGAATGTCGTGGCGGCGGCCGCTACCAACGAAGTGACCTTGCGGTGGCGGGGATACGCGCGAACGGCGCCTGTTCCGGTGCCATCGTATTCGTCAACTTGCCTGCCCTTGGCGCGGCGGGTCGAGAGCGAGATCCCCGAGACGGTCCGGGTCGGCGTGCTGCGCACGATCGCCGCCTGGTACGACCAGCGGCAGGACGGGGTAGCGGCGGCGGGGATCTCGGGCCTTTCGAGTATCAGCCACGGCGCGCCGGAAATCGCGAAGAAGCTCTGGGCGCCCTACCGGAGCTACAAGGGACTATGACCTTCGATGCCGCGGCATTCCGCGATCGAGTGACGATCCAGATCCGCACCAGCACGGCCGGCGTGATGGGGCGCACGGTCACCTCGGACTGGGCGACCTCGGATACGCGTTGGGGGATCGTGGTTCCCATTTCCCAGACCAACCGGGCGGCATTGGCGCAGCGCGGCCACTCGGAGGTGACGCATAAGATCGTGGTGCGGGGCAACCTGGCGGTGGCGCTGGCAGACACCCGCTTCCTGGTGCGGGGCTTGATCTTCCGCCCCGCCGAGGCGCCGGACGTTGACGGGCAGGGCCGCTTCACGAGCATCCTGGTGGCGCAGGAGGCGCAGCGAAGTGCCTGACGTGGTGATCACCGGCGACTGGAAACTGGTTTCGTTCCTGCGCGAGGTCAGCGCGGAGATGGACCGCGAGATCAAGAAGCGGGCCTACGCCGCGGTTCAGATCATCCGCACGGAGATCCTGAACGAGTTGAGCGGGCAACGCACCGGCCGGGTCTATAAGATCCCCGGAGCGGAAGGGCGCCGGAGGCACTATGTCCGGGCGAAGAAGCCGAAGGGTTGGACTTCCGACATGGCGACGGAGGCCGGGGCGGCCTGGGTCCTCGCCGGCGGTCCGGGAACCTACATCGCTTCGGCCCCAGGCGAACCGCCGGCCGCGCCGCTCGGCGACCTGCGGCGTTCGATCAAGGCCGAGAGCATTGACCGCGGCTTCGGCGAGGGCGAAGCCATCGTCGGCGCGACTATGGAGTATGCGCCCTGGCTGGAGTTCGGGACCGGCCGCGCCGGGGCGGCCAAGCAACAGGAGGACGTGCCGGAGGGTTATGTCCACGGGCCGAAACCCGGCATGGCACCACGGCCCTTCCTGCGACCGGCGATCGAGCGCACCCGCGAGCAGGTTCGCCGCGTGCTCGAGCAGAGGATGCCTTGATGCCCGACCGGGACACGATGCAGGCCCTGATCGAAGAGGTGGCCGCGCTGGTCACCAGCGACGACGACATGCAGACCATCGCCGGCGTTCCGGTGCGCTTCTATCACGTCTGGGCGGCGCAGGACAGCGAGTTCCCGTACTTCGTCTCGCAGGCGGCGCTCCATCCGGACATTGAGGACGCGCTCCAGGTGGCCGACCTGCGGATAGACGTGTGGGACGAAGGCTCCGACCAACTCCGCCTGTTCGCCATGCGGGGCCGCCTGATCGAACTCTTGCACAAGCGCACCATCCCGGCGGCCGAGTTCCGCACGGCTTGCTACTTCGCGGGGGACTTCGACCTGAGCCAGCCCGAAGTCGAGGTCTGGCGGCGCTGCCTGAGCTTCACGGTGCGCTTGTACCCGATCACCGAGATCGCGGCGATGCAGGCGCGCTGAGTCTCCTGACAATCGAATAACGGCCGGCGCCGGCGGCTGATCACCGCCGAATGCTGGGGAGGACCAAAGCCGTTCTCGTGCACGAGCGAGGACGGCTTCTTCTTTGGCCGCCGGCCTCTGCGCACTCCGGGCGACGAGCCCGAGACCAATAAGCGGCTGAGAGCCGCGGGAGGAAACTGTCATGTTGCTGCCTGGCGACGTGGGGCTGAACGGCCTCTCGGCCGACACGCCCGATCGGTTGGGGATAGACGCCGGGGTGGTCTATGCCAACTTCACCGACGAGGACAACCCCGGGATCTGCATCGGCGCGTTGCGGGGCGGAAGCACGTTCACCCTCGAGCGCCCGCTGCGGGACATCGAGGTGGACGGGACCATCGCCCCGACCAAGGGCCTAAAGCGCCGGACCCGGATCGTGGCGACCATCGAGTGCAGCGCGCTTGAGCTCTTCCCGGCCAACATCGCCCGCATGATCGCCGGCGCCAACGTGGACGATGGCGACCCCGAGTTCACGGTCATCACCGGCGGGCCCGTCGAGGACGCTGACTACCTCACGAACATCGCGTTGGTGGGCACGATCCACGGCAACCTGCTCCCGTTCGTAGGGCTGATCTACAACGCCCTGCCGGACTCCCCGTTCGCCCTGCCATGGGTGAACCAGAATGAAACCGTCGTCAAGGCGAAGTGGACGGGGCACGCGGACCTCGTGAGCCCCTACACCGAGCCCTGGGAACTGTGGCTGCCCAAGGATCTGGGCGGCTCGTAGCGACTGAATCGCCGGCCGGTGCGCGGTGCTCCCAGACCGCTGCCAGACCGCCGCGCCCGGCCGGCCCTGAGAACTGAAGGGAGAGAGTCATGGCAGAGACAGACGAAGTGGCGGCCTCGCCGCCGCAGGCGGAACCCGAACCCGACCGGGGGGCCGCGCCGTTCCTGGCGGAATGCCCCGAGATCGAGATCGAGCGCGTCACCTACCGCCTCAAGCGCATGGGCGTGGTGCAGTGCCAGGAGCTGCTGAGGATCGCGGGCACGCTGGCGCTCAAGGCCGGCGTTGATTCTTCGGCCGTGAGCCCCGCGCTCTCCGAGAACTCGGCCGGGATGGCCGGGCTCGGCGGCTTGCTGCTGGCCACCTCGGAGGCGATGCCGGCGCTACTCGGCTTCGCCGCGCGCAACCTCGTGCGGCTCCTGCCCAACGGCGCGGAGCAGGCAGTCAGCCCGCAGGAGCTGGCGGAACCCGCGCAGTTCCCGGCCTACTGGCTGCTGCGCTGGGTCGGCGCCCTGAAGGACCATCCCGACTGGGTGCTGTTTTTCGCCGAAGCCGAGAAGCTGGTGCCGGGCATAACGCGCTTGACGCGGACGCTGGCTTCGAGGCTGCAATCGGCAGGCTCAGCGGTTCCGGCTGGTCCGACGATCAACTGAAGGCGCTGCCGTTCGCTCGGCTGTGCCAGCTCGTGCGGGTGGCGGCCGAGCGGGAGGCGGAGCAGGCGAGGGAGGCCTACCGGCAGGCCGCCTTCACGGGATGGCTGGTGACGGCCTCGCTGGTCGGCACGGGAGAGATGCGCAACTTTGGCGAGTATCTCGCGGCGATCGGACTGGGGGCGGACGTGCAACAGGGACAGGGACAGCAGGCGGCTCCGGCCCGGGGCGGCCCCACTCGCGAGGAGTCGCTTGCCGCGGCGGATGAGGCGCTCGCCTACTTCCGCACGCATCGGAAGAAAGTAGCGGGCCGGTCGCAGCAGATCGCCGAGCGCGACAAGCGCCGGCAGAGGAGACGGGAGCGCCGTGGCGGCTGAACTCTTCACCCTGTTCGGGCGGATCACGACCAACGCCACCGCGGCGATGGCCGAGCTCGGCGCGGTCACCGGCGCGGCTGGCAAGGCGGGCGCGGCGATGACGAAGTCGCTCGGCCAGGTGGGCGGCGCCATGACCGGGATCATCGGCCCGCTCGGACTCATGGGGATGGGGCTCGGCTTCGCCGCGCTCGCCCGCACGGGCGTGCAGAACATCAGGGCGCTGGACAAAGCGGCCAGCGATTTCCAGATCGCCACAGGTGCGAGCAAGGGTGAAGCAGATGGCTTCCGCCGGTCCCTCGAATCCCTCTACCGACAGCATGTTGACACCTGGGAGGAGATCGCCGGGACGATGAACCTCGTCCGCCAGCGCTACCGGGAGACAGGTGAGGAGGCAAAGCGAACCACCAACCTTTTCCTCGACTGGTCGGATGCGACGGGGGAGGACGCGGCCAACGCGGTCAGCACCCTGAGCGGAATCCTGATGGGCTTCAACAAGCCGCTTTCTGAAACTGCGCGGCTCATGGATATGCTCAAGGTCGCGGAGCAGGAGGTCGGCGGACGTGGCGCAGCCGGGCAACTGACCGAGTCGCTCAAGATGTCCTCGGCCGCGATGACGGCGGCCGGCATGTCCTACCAGGATGGGATCGCGCTACTCGCGGTGCTCCAGAAGCGCAGCGTTGATGCCGGAGTCGCCGTCCGTGGCCTGGGCCAGTTCCTGAAGCAGATGAGCGATCCGACCAAGGATACCGCGTCGGCAATGAGGACTCTCGGGGTCGAGGTGGATGGCCTTGGCAAACCCATCGGTGGCGCGAAGAAGGTGCTGGCCGAGATCATGGACGCGCTGAAGGCCGCGCCTGGCGATATGGACAAGTTCAATGCCGCCGCTTCACTCTTTGGCGGGATGCGTTTCGGCCAGCAGTTCGTCCGCGGCCTGATCGCGGGCAGTGAGGCACTCGACGATATCAGCAAGAAATTGGATAACTCCGAGGGCGCGGTCAAGCGGGCGGCTGAGCTCTGGGATCAGCAATTCGGCA